TTTAGAAGATCTTCTAGTTTTTTTGTCATGTTATCATCCAGGGTGCTTTAGCTTTTACAAGCTCATATTGTTTATTTAAATATAAATTATAAGATTCAATTATTTTTGGAGTGATAGTTTTATTGGTAATTTTTGAGATAGTGTCTAGTACAATATCTCGATTGTGTATAATATCATGCATTTTTATTTTAAAAATTCTATCTTTACATTGATCAGGAATTTCAGTTTCATGCTGATAAAACTTATCAATGTCAAAGTAATTTCCAGATTCTGAAAATAATTTTTCTGTTATTGCAGGAGTTATATCTTCTGGAGAATTTATACCCTCAAATAACTGAGGCTGTTTTTCTTTTTTACTTAACCATTCTGCATGTGAAAATTCTGAAATTACTTTGAACCACATGTTCAATTGTATTCTTGGTGAATCTTTAGGAGTAACTGTTATTATAACATTTTTACAATTAGGATATTTTAAAAAAAGATCTTCCCAAACAGGCACAACGTGATCCATCATTACTAGTGGCAGGCGAGGATTTATAGGCTCGGCGTAATTATAAATCGAATCTTTATTCATATTATAATTCCGGCTGGTTCTTTGATTATGTTTTAACAACGAGCCGTGTGCATTGCCAAATTTTGAAAACGAATTTATTGGATCAATATCATAGGCAAGATTAAAAATTAATCCTGAAATAAAATTTCCACAGGTGCCGCCTAAAAAATTTACAAGATAAACATGATCATTTACCATGATAAATGTCCCACTCACTGATCACGCGAAATTTAATACCTTGATTTTTACACCATACACCGGCGGCCTGCCACTTGGCCATATTCTTAACATACTGCGCTTGATTGTAGGGATTCTTTCCAACTTTTTCTGCCAGCATTTGATTCATGGGTTTAATCTCAATCATCTCTACATGTTTTTTCATGTTCTTATCTATGTAGGTAATTACAAAATCCGGGACATAAACTGTGCCTTTTCCGGTCAATGGATCTCTATAAGGTATTCTTACTGGTTCGCTGGCCCATTGTTGCACACTGGGATTATTATCGCAAAAACTCATAAAGGTATATTCCCAGCTACTTCGATAAGTAGGATCTTTACTGCCTACATATTTTTCTGGGTGTTTTATTTTATAGATACCCTGACTAAATTTCATAGCGCAATGTTTCTACTTACTTCTTCGTTGGATATAAATTGAGGAGAGTATCCTAAAAAACTAGTCTTGTATCGATTGTAATTGATAATTTCAGATACCACAGCGTTAATTTCTACATCAGTTAATCCCCCCAATGTGTCCAGCAATTGCAAAGGATTAAAATTATCTCGCTTGGCCTGTTTGATCATGACCACAGATACTGACTCTGCAGAAATTCGATCAAATCCTCGTCCAGTAAAAAACGATCTCATAGCATCCAGTGTGCCGGCGTCAATTTCTAATGGTGAAAGAAAATAATTGTCATAGGCCTGGACAGAGCTGTAATCACTATTAGTAATTGGTTTAGGTGGTAAGTTTGTATATAGAGATTTCATTTATTTTTTGCCTAGTAAACTAATTGCTTTTGCTTCCGTAGATGCTTCGGGACTTTTAGGAAAAACTATATTTTTAGTTTCACCAAAACCCGGTGGTGTATATCTGTTTGACTGTAATGCGCCTGCGGCAATACCTGCAACTGTACCTGCTCCAACAGTATACAATTCTTTTAGTGCTTTATCTTTTGATATTTTACCTATATTTTCAACTAGCTGTTTAGTTTTTAATGCTACGCCTAGAAAATCTGCCGGGCTTGATGCAGTGGCCAGTAGGCCATCGGCGCCAAATATAGTATCAGCACCATCAATAACTCCACCGGCACCAAAAAGATTTCCGCTTGCACCAACACCTAATGGGCTAGGTGAAACATCATAATACAAGGGAGCCCACCCTGCAGGACTACGGCCTTTAATAATTTTGCCTTTCCTATAAACTACAGTTTCGTATGCCACAGTCATTTTATTGACCATGGTCCTGTTAGCTTCGTCTTGATTTAGACTGTCATGTGTCCAGTCGGCAATCATTGGGTTGACCAATGTTATTTTTGTAAAATCTGCAACTCCATGGCCTTTGTGCATAAGAAATATATCGATGCTGTCAAAGAACGGTATCTTTTGAAAGTTATCTAATCCATATGCATAAGACTTATCTGAATATTTGGTATCACCGTATTCGACAAATTTTTCTTTGTTTTTTACTTCACCGTACACGCTGTCCATGAAATAATATTGATAGTAATTTTTCCAAAGGTCCGTTGTGATGTCACTGTTATCGTCGTGGAACTCAATAGCTACATTTCCGTAGGTAAGTTTAGTTTGTACTATAGTTCTTCTATTATATTGATTAAGTGTTTCTGTAGCAATGGTAAATTTTGGTAGATCGACTCGTTTGACCAACAATCCTACATCATTTTTTCTTTTTTGTTCCCATACAGGATCAATAATGACTCCGGGATTAATATTAAAATTTACAAAATAAAGGAAATTAACCTTGGGGGCACGAGCATAGTTGTTCTGTACATAAAAACGATTAGCATGCTGATAGTCTTTCATGCTGGCATCACTGCCGCCAAATAGTCCAGTACCTATGTCATTTAAAAAATTATTGAAAGCGTTACTCATAATGATATTTATGCCAATAAAAAAGCCCGGTTTTTAAGCCGAGCTTCTTTAATATTAGTGGGGATATTATCCGCCAATAGCTAACGATCTTATAGTACGACCAACTGCCGCTCCAAGACCAGTAGGATTGCCTGATGTGTCTACTTGTAACGCATTATCGTATGTGATAGATAATGCAATATCCATAGGTTCGTTGTTTGTATAATCGCCACCTTGGTAAGTAGCTTGTTTAATAAAACATCCGTGATACTCAAAAGCTTCTAGTACATTAGGTTCGTATGCTCCGTTGCCGCCGTCCAGGATTTCGACACGCATTAAGAATTTGTAATCAATACCAGACGCCGCACCACTTTGCTCAAAGAAATCAAACTGTTTCTGCATCTGTTCGCCAACCTTCTTGCTCACAGCATTAGTTACATCATCACGTAAGGTTAGTGTCGCGTCTGCAAAACTATGACGACCTGCTAGTTTTACAGTACTGTTATAAACTGCTAGCTTGATCTCTTCAAAACTGATAACTGGGCGAGTAACATTCATTACCTGCTTGGTTAGTTCTGTACTCGGAGTACCTGCAACACCAAAACCGTCTAAGGTAACGCGGAAGCGGTATCTTAGTTTTGGCATCAACAGACCCTGCGTATTAGAGCTTTGGTCTGTATTCAGCGGTACTGTAAATCTATTTAAACTTGAAATTGGCATTTAAATGCTCCTTCTTTAATTTTCAATTAGTTTGATCCAGGAAATCCTGCACCGAGGTCGCCGCTGGCAATAGCACCGGTGTTAAGTATTCTCAACGGAATGTAAATAAACTCCACTGCCTTAACTGGTTCAATAGCTACGTCTAACCATAGTTCACTGCGATCAATTCTAGCAGGGGTGTTGTTACTTGTGTCGCAAACAACAATGAAATCGTACAATGCTCGTTGACCAACTAATTCGATTAGTAGGCTTTCAGTAGCCGCTTTGATTTCTCTACGAGTCTGTGCATCGTTTGGTTCAAACAAGAACGGCTTAGCTAAGATTGCCAACTGTCTACGCAAGTATGCTACTAAACGTGCCACGTTGATACGATCTAATGCAGAAGCATCTTTGCTACGTGTATACTGACCAAAGTTCACAATACCTACACCTGGTAGTGTGGCAATTGGGTTAACTTTAATGTCATGTAAAGTATTTCTCAGACCTTCATAAAGAGCTACAGTTTTAAACTCACCAGTTGTTGACTCAATGTATCCTACGGATGTAGCATTGTCGACGCCGCCCCGGCGTGTTCCTGCTGGAGCAAACCACTGATAGCTCTTAGCATCACTATTAACAATAGTACGCAACATCATATGACTTGGAGGTACAACAATATTTTTGCCTGTATTATCTGTCGTAAAACCACTTGGATAGAACATAGACATGTAGCTGTCATAAGTTACTGCACCTGTGTCGCCGTTGTCAAATGCAAGGGCTTTATTAGAACCCCAGTTGGTTAATGTAGTTGCGTTAGGCTCTAAACGGAACGGAGTGTCTCCTACCACAAACGCAGTCTGACCGCGATCAGTATTTAGGCCAACCATGTTAGCAATTGCTTCCGGATAACCAGGTGTAGCAATCAAATTATAAACCAAGGTGTCAGTATCACGAACATCTGTATTTGTATCGATTGTAGCTTTTAGTTTAGAAACAACAAATGCTCTCTGTGCAAGACGACCAAATGTACCAGAACCATCTTCATTGTTAGGGCTTACTGTTACCCAACGATCAGCAGTATAATCACTCATATCATCATTGCCATACATGCTGTTTAGACCGTTATTGGCCATGGTGTCGATGTGACCTACAACATACTTTTTAATGTTAAACCCGCTTCTGCGCAGATTCCATAGTCGAGTACCTTTTGGATACAATAAAGGATCAACTACATCTGGATCAACGTAATTACTAACTAACATGTCAGTGATTGGTGTGACATATTCCATGTTATCTTCGCCGTTATCGCTCCAACGAGCATCACGGAATACCCAACCGTTTGGACTAGTTTGATCTGTTACATCTTGTAGTACCCATGTTAGTGTACTTCCATCCCAGACATAAATGTCTTTGCCATAACGATCAGCGTTAGCGGTACTAACCCAGATATCGCCATCTTGTAGGTCGGTGGTACCGTCGCTTTGAGTAGTCGGTTTGGTAGCACTAATAATAGGGCCGTTGGCGTTGGTTTTATTTTGACCGCCAACCATGCCGCCTAAGAAATTATCATAATTCTTATAACCTACCCATTTAGTTCCATCATTGATCATGATATCCACTTGGCTTAGTCTAGCATCATACCAAATAGTACCATTTGCCGGAAGTGTATAAGGAGCTGTCGGAGTAGCTTCGTAAACCAAAGGTTTCCAGTTAGTGGCAATAAAATTAAAGCTGTAAGGATCGGAACTAGGTGCCTGATATAAGTTAGCTGTGCCAGTTTTATTTGACAAATTATATGCTGAGAACCCGGAAATAGCTAACGGGGTGTGAGTTGCATCTTTAAATTCAATATCGCCGCCCTTGGCGTGTGTAATTGTTACTTTATGCGTGGTATCATTATAGCTAGCAGAAATGTTAACTAACGAAGATACGTTGATGGCTTGTACTAACTGAGCACCCACAGTAGCGGTAGACGAACCAACTACTGTAATTGTAGCAGTAGAACTCCATGTTGACGTATTAACCAATGTTTCTCTAATTACAAAAGTGCTATTTGCAGACTGAGTAGCTGTAGAAGCCGCACTAACAATACTGGTAGGGCTAGTAGCATTTCTGCGCCACACACGGAATTCTGCACGATCACTAGAGTCGGGCTGATGTTGTGTATCAAACTCAACAAAAATTGTACCTGCTGGAATATTTTTTCCACCTCCTGCAAGATCTAATTTTTCAATCGCTTGACGTGTGCTATCATACAAGGGAGCATTTACAGTGCTCCATGTTTGTGTTGCACCACTATAATATTTTACACTCCAATTAGCACCAAGGCCCGGAGTTGTGGTTTTAATCCACACACTGCCATTAACGGTTGCTGTGGTAAAACTTGGTATTTGAGTATGCGGACTCAACACCAATGATCTACTATTTTCAAAATTTTCAACTACAGGGGTCCATGCACTGGTTGTTGCAGTGGTCTTGTAGTAAAGTGTGTTAAGATAATTTAGTCCGTTGTCTGATGTAACGTACATAGCATAGTCGCCTTGCTTACCAAAATTATCTTTTGGTCTTCCAGCTAATGATGCTGTGGCTTTATTTGTGTCGTCAATAATTAAAGGTGTTTTAGAAACAAATGATCCACGCCCACTTGAATTCCATTCATTAATTCCAAACAATGTAGATTTTGTATCTAGCCAGTATGTTCCTGCAGTTGGTGCACCGCTTGGGATATCAGTCTTGGGTACTAAGGCACCTAAGTCAACATCGGCACGAGCAACATATGCTCTTGAGCTAACACCTAACAAACTATACGCGGCCTGTAGCCCGTATTCGTTTAACTCGCCGCCGTGAATTGGATTTCCGTTAACATCAGTGTAGAATGTTGGGGTACCAAATGTGTCTGTTAAATCTCGCTGACTTGTAATTATCCAGACCTTACCAGCATTCGCGGCAGTTGTTCCCTGCGCTGTGCCTGTGCCTGAGGAATTCTTTTTGTCTTGCGCAGTTGCAACAAAAATCATCGGTGTTGTTGATGGAGCCGAAGGAGTATAAAAACTTTCGTCTATTACACTTACTGAAACTCCTGGTGAACCTAATGTAGCCATTATCAATCTCCTTGGTGGATTACTTTGTTTTATTTAGCCGGTATGGTAAAAAAATAGTGGTTAAATACAAGTAGAAAAGGGCACTAAAAGGGCGGTATATGAGAAAATTATGTAAACAATGCGGTCAACGGCCACGTGCTATTAACTATTATAAAGAAGGTAAAACATTTTATAGGTCTAAATGCGACCATTGTGCTAGAGGTAGCCAAAAAGAAAGGCCCCTATGGGCCTTGTCTGGATATCAAAAAAAGAATTCTTGCGATAGGTGCGGGTTTAAATCACCTCACACAGAATCGTTTAACGTATTTCATGTGGATGGTGATTTAACCAATTGCAGGTACGCCAATCTTAAGACTGTGTGTGCAAACTGTCAGAGAGTTCTGCATAAAGAGGGCGTTCGCTGGCGTCAGGGGGATTTGACACCTGACTTTTAATGGCATTGAATAAATCATCAATAGTCCCATCATTGTCTATGGTAACGTCAATGGCTCCGCCTACCCAGGCAGATTCACTAGAATGGATTCCCTGTTGTTCGAGGCGCTGTCTGCCTATTGCCCAACCCACAGTTCTTTCACCTTTATTAAAGTTCACTGCATGATCGTACCAGTCTGGTTCGGGTCCTCGCCTAACACGAATAACTTTTCCGCCAGCGTTTTTAATAGCAGTTATTTCATTAGGAAAACGAACATCGCTAATCACAATGTCGTCTTTGCTGTTGCGCAATCTATTTTCTAAACTAGCAATCCAAATATCATCGTGGAATCCTTGGCGGCAGACTTCTGTGCCCCAGTGTTGTAATACCCAGCGAGGTGTTAGATTGGGCATGTTTAATCGGTCAGCCCACCATGCGTCAACCTGTTCACGCCATTCTCGAGCTTCGTTGGTGCGGCCTTCTAGGAGAACACGATCCCATCCGAATACAGCTGATACAGCATCCTTTAATGTATTGGCAAATGAGTCACGTCGAAATCCGTGAAAATTAACTAGATAATCTGCGGCGGTATCTTTGCCCGAACCAATAAAACCAACGAACCCAATAATCATAGTGTCTCCTTGCGATACTATAATTTACTATAATTAGGTATAATTGTCAATAATTTTATTAGCCAATTACAAATGTCAACGGAGTTCCGCCTTCTTTGTAGTTGATTAGATCTGCTTCGAGGATTTCTATTTCAGCTTTACCTTCGTTTTTAAGGGCTGTGCCGTTTAACTGTGTACCGCCCTGAGGACTGGCGATTGTGCCAAATTTTTCACGTGCTTCGCCCAGCATGATTTTGCATGTGGCTAAACTATAATCTTTTAACCATTGTCCCGCAAACGGGTCTTGTAATAGATTAAAGTCGGGGCGATAATTGTACATCCACATCAGCACTTCTTCGCTACTCCTAGGCCGTTGCATGATGGTTAACAATTTTGTAGTTTTATTAAATGTGAAATTAATGTCGCTACCAAACATTTTACCTACTTGCTTTTGGTATGAAGCAAAGGCATAATAAGTGGCTAGGCCACCCATGTTTGTACTGGTTAACA